GCCGGCATTGGTTCGCTGGGTTATGGCACGACCTACACGGCGGGGACAGCTCCCCAGCTGGCTGCGTCAACGGTTGACAATTCACTGCTGAACTGGGTGAACACGGCAGCTGCATCGACCGGTTCTGTTTTGAAGGATGGGTCAGGCCAGCTCGGTTTGTACACAAAAGATTTCATCGGGGAATTGCCTGTGTCGTTTTCCGATGCGACCAAATCCGCAAGCGTTCAGGATTATGAAGCACTCACATTTGATTCGCTTGCACAGGATTATTTCACCCAGGTACAGGTTGACATGAACACCGGGTCGGTCGTGTTGCGTGAGGCTGGCGCAGCCCCGCACCGAACATTGCGTGTCTCGACTTTCAACTCAAACACGGCGCAAGCAACCGACCTTGCAGACTGGTTGCTAGGCGTTTATTCACGACCTGGTTTTGGCATTTCTGAGGTGTCTGCTGTGGCATCATCGCAGTCGGTCATGAATTTGGATTTGGGGTATGGCTACTGGGATTTGCCCGGCTACAAAACCAACCTGGTGTTTCGAGGCAACACCTACACGCTCACAATTTTGGGTGTGGCATTCACAGCTGACGCAAACGACAGCCGATTCACCTATTCGGTCATCGACGCAGACTTGACCCCGTATTTTTATTTAGATTCCGCTACAAATGGAATCCTGGACACAAACAAATTGAACTGGTAAGGAAAACACATGGCCACACCCACCAATCTCCCCGCAACTTTTACGGTCGGTCAAACGCTGACCGCTGCACAACAAAATGGGCTGCGCGGTGCTTTTCGTATTTTGCAAGTTTTGCAAACGACAACAAATACACAAGCAACATTTACGACAAGTACGCCTGCGAGTATCGGACTTAGTTTGAGCATCACGCCACAATCAGCTAGCAACAAAATTTTGGTGATGTCGAGCATTGGTGGGTGCAATAAACAGGTCAATGACACAGGTCTTGACTTGTGGATTTATAAAAACGGAGCACAACTTTTGAAAAGCTCAGCGAATGTTTGCAAAAACAGCACAGGCAACCAGGAAAATGGACATGCGTCAGCGTTATTTTTGGACGCTCCTAACACAACATCAGCAGTGACCTATGCAATTTTTGGCGCATCAAATGCAAATAACTCGTTTGCAATTGCTCAACATCAGTCTGCCTGGAGCAGCCTTATTCTCTGCGAGGTTTCAGCATGACCCCCGAACAAGCTATTCAAATACTCATTGACGCTGGGTTTGAGACCGGATGGTCTCTGCTCGGTGATGTCCTGACAGTTTGGGAACATGACGATGAACCGCCCGCACCATTCAAAAGACCCGGCAATGCGTCGACTAATTCCGTTTCTGATTCTGCTGAGTAGCTGTGGCTACGACGGTAATTTCCGTTATCCCTGTCAAGACCCCGCCAATTGGGAAACACCTGAATGCGTTCCCCCAATCTGTGAGGCCTCCGAAACATGCACGAAGGATTTGATTGATGCCCCCATCAGTACGACAACACCCTGAACGACGACACACACCTGAGGAAATCCACGCCCGATTGATTTTGTTCATCGGCGTGACAATGTCCGTCGTGTTTGCGCTGTCCGTAGGCGTGATGCTCTACGCGCTGGTTTTTGTGACCCAGCCGGTGAAAACCCAGGCACCCAATGACGCAGCGTTCATCGACCAAATTTCAGTGCTCACAACATTTCTCACTGGTGCCCTGGGTGGGGTGCTTGCATCAAATGGTCTCAAATCAAAAACAAAAGAAAAGGAACCGACAGCATGAAAAAACTGATCGCATTCATCAAGACCCTGATTCGCTACGAAAAAAAAGCAGAGGAAATCACGGGTCTCGACATTGACAAGCTGGTCGCTGACCGCATCAAAAAGGAATTGGACGATGGCAGCAAAAAAGACAACTAACCGCCCGTATCCGTACTACCCAGTTACTAAGCCCGGCAAAGGAAAACTGCCAGGCACGGAATGGTTTATTCAGGCATGCGTTCGCAGATACAAGTTCAAGAATTTGGGTTCATTTGTCGTTCGAGACATGCGGGGCAAGCCTGGCCAATTATCCGTGCATAGCACGGGCGCAGCACTTGACATTGGTTTCAATGGTCAAAACGCAAAGGTGATCGCTGAGGCGTGGCAATGGTTTATGGACAACACTAAAACCCTCGGAATTGTCGAGGCTCACTGGTACACCAAACCAGGCACGAAACACGGCATCGGCTACCGCTGCAGTCGCGGGGAAGGCGACGCGGGTTGCATCGTTTGGACTCCCGAAAATAACGGTGGCAAAGGCGGGGCGTGGTTTCACATTGAGCTGGCGATGGATGTTGCATCGTCCGAACAAAAGATGTCTGAGGCGTGGCGGTCAATCCCCCGACCTGACTAGCCTTAGCAGTGGCAGCAGGCTGGGAATCCTGCTGTCGCGGGACATCGGGTCGTGTCGGGTTTTCATCCTTTCCCGGCACGGCCTGCGCCCAAATGCTTGACCTAATTGCTTGCGTTTTCTATGATCTGTGAACAGCCACCCAGGGCAAACAGAAAAGGAACGGTCATGATGCAGCTATGCAAACAGCCACAATGCAGCAAAGGCAACTCGATGGGGGACTACTGCATCGAGCATTGGTACACATCGCGCGGGAAGGTATGCCCAGGGTTTGAGCCGGGCGGGGAATTCACGCAACCCGCCCTGGCTCGCAACACCGTCGTGACGGGTCGCCAGCGCACATCAAGAAACGCAGCTGCGAATGCGCTACCTAAGTCGGGAACCAATCGTGCCCGCATTTTTCATTTCATCAAGGCACACGGCGGTGCAACCGACGAGGAAGTCGAAATCGGTTTGAACCTTTCAGGCAACACGGTTCGCCCCTGTCGCGTTTCACTTGTCAAGGACGGCTATGTCCACGACACCGGCACGGTTCGCCAGGTGCGATCAGGTAACGATGCAATCGTTTGGGGCATCGCATGATCACCGTCGGCTATCGCTTTTATGTCAGCAGTGACCAATGCACATTGGTTCAAATTTTCATGGACATCCACACAGGTTTGATTCAGTCAGTTGAGGTTTCCACCCGTGAAACCCCGTTCGACCGATGGGAACCGAATACCACACTGAGGGAGTCTCATTAGTCGCATCATGGCCATCGCTTTACTGTTTACCATTGCCACACCAGCGCAAGCAACAGCCACTGAAGGGTCGTGCCCCCAGTGGCATGCACTCATGCGTCGGCACGGTTTGCCAGTGCCCATTTTCACCAAATTGGCATGGCGCGAAAGTCGATGCCAGGCGGGGGTCGTGTCCGATGTTCGCAAGTCGACAGGTCGCCCCGATGTAGGTCTATGGCAGATTCAGGGGTCATGGTCAACCCTGACAATGCGAACCTGTAAGGTTCCGCGAAACAAAGTCATCAAAGCGTTACGGAACCCCGAATGTAACGCAAAGGTCGCTGCAGTCCTATGGGACAACGGCAAAGGCGCGTCAAACTGGCGTGTCAACTCAGGAAAAAAGGAAACCAAATGAAAGAACCACAGGTCACTGTGGCGTTTCGTCTGCCCGTGCAAATGATGCAAGAGCTCGACACGATGCGCGACACACTCAACCGAACAAACAAGGATGCGCCAGGCTTCAAGCCCTGGAAGCGTTCCGATCTGTTCCGCTACCTGCTCGCCCTGCAAATGGGGAAGGTAACGAAATGACCGACGCACAAATGATTCAAGGCCTCATGGCCATGCAGGAACAATTCATGCTCGCCGGCGATGACAGCCACGACGAATTGTTGTCTCAGTGCATTGCTCGCATCATGTACCTGCCGAAACAGGTTGACAAAATGCTGCACCCATCCAATACCACACAAGACATCAACAAAGTGATTCAGTTCATTTGGGGGGTTCCCGAATGAGCCTTGAGGACTATGAGCCCGTAGCAGACCGACTCGTCAAGTTTTGGGCTGCACACCCTGACGGTCGCATCGTCAACGACCTGGTGACATTCGAGGGAGATCGCTGCATAGTTCGCAGCTCTATTTACTTTCACAAGGATGACCCGCACCCTGTCGCAGTCGACTATGCAGAGGAAATCAGGGGGTCGTCGAATGTGAATCGCTCGTCCCACATAGAGAACTGCTCTACATCGGCGACGGGGCGCAGTTTGTCCCTGTGCGGGTTCAGTAGCTCGACCGACGGGTCAGGGGCTGGGTGGGCTAAGAAACCATCACGCGAGGAAATGCAAAAGGTAGAACGACGGGGGGATGTCACCATCACATCGCCGGCAGACACGCTCTCAGAGGCGCAGGAACGCGCAATCAAGGCCATTTGCAAGTCAATGGGGCGCACAGTACCCAGCAACCTGCAATCGCTCACCAAACGCCAGGCATCACAGCTCATTGACCAATTAAAAAACGGAACCCCAGCACCAGCTGAGGACGAAACACCCGAGGAGCCATTCTGATGAGCGATGACATTGTTACTCGACTACGCAAATTGAGTCTTTTTAACAAGGCAAGCAGGTTTGGCGATTTGCTTGAAGATTGGCCAGGTGAAGCAGCCGATGAGATTGAACGCTTACGCAAGATTGTCAAAGACCTGCACGACCATTTAGGTGAAGCCCTCTACAGCGATGAATGGAACACTCGTGAGTACGCAATTGCTTCTTACAGCCGATACGAAAACGAGACATTCTGATGGACAAGGGAACACAACTCGACTTCATTGAAGATTTGATGCACAAAATTGAGGACTTAGAAACCCGATTTCGCACATTGAACGCTGTGATCGTGCAGCTGCAAAAAGAAGTCGACAACTACCGGGCAATGTGGCTCGAGGCTGAAGCAAAGTTGAAACGACATGATTGATTTTGTCTGTTTCATCATCACCCTGATGGCCATTTTCAGCTGTGGGGTTGCTATGGGTCAACGGATGGGCAAATGACCGCTGTCAACGCATCCGAAAAGATTTGGCAGGACACCGTGACGCACATCGCGTTGATGTGTGGCTGGCTGGTTGACCACACCCCACCTATGCGCTACCCGAACGGTGCAGTCCGCACAGGGGGTCTCAGGGGCAAACCTGATCTGTGTTTGATTCACCCAGGGGGGCGGGGCATCATTTGGGCAGAGCTCAAAACCGAAAAGGGAAAACTCAGCCCCGAACAGGTCAAGGTCATCGGTGCATTACGCGCGAACGGTGCTGAGGTGTATGTTTGGCGACCTAGTCAAATTGACTTGATAGCGGAACGCTTAGGACGCTCCCAGTGAACACAGCCACAGGGATTTGGTATCTCTCACTGACTGTCGCCGGCATGGTCGGCATTTACTGGCTGAGTCGCTAGTGACTCCATACAACACAACGACGGCTGCATGGCCTGGAGCATGGCGGTTCCCCGGTTGCATGGGGTGGCGGAGAACACACGGGAGCGTGGGTAGATCAGCCATGTACCCAGTGCGAGCAGTAGGAACCGATTTGGTAACAGTAAGAGCTGAGGCAGATTTGATGATGTTGAAAAGTAATGATGTCGTGAGGCGCGACAATAAAGAATGCTCGGGAGCTCCTGTGTGGCAACGGGGCGGGGGGGCTTACCCGACTCATGTCTAGTACCGAATACAACTCAGCTGCATACAAACGCGCACGGCGCGAACTACTCGAAGGCTCACCCCTGTGCCACTGGTGTGGCGACAGACAAGCAACCGAGGCTGACCATTTAGTGCCCGTCCAACAGGGGGGCACATGGCGAGACGGGATGGTTCCATCCTGCAAACACTGCAACGCAAAACGAGGCGCAATCATGATCAACAAACAGACAGCCGACCGACTGAACACCCGCAACAAAATCGCCGGCATAAAGACCGACGGCAAGCGCAGCAAAGCAAGCGCGCCAGCAAAGACACGCACCCAGCCAGCACATAACGACGACCCGAAAACCACCGACCGCGAAGCAGCAGACGCGCAAACGAAAAACTCAAACGATTTCGCTTTTTTTGACACGGAAACGACCACCCTGAGCCCCTATCTTCCGTCTATACCGAACGAATTGGAACGCCCGAAAATGAATTCGCCCGAATACGGAACAAACGCAAACGATTACGGCATGACGCTTCCGAGACTGGAAACCCGCGTCACGGGCGATTACACAGACGGCCACCTAGTAGCGCAGTGGTCGAGCATGCACCTGGGTGTCGAGCTTCTCCCCTGGCAATTGCATGTCGTTGATCGCATGTTCGCCGGCGAGGTTGCTGGTTCGAATGAGTATTCGACACGGCAGTCACTTGTCAGCACGGCGCGTCAGTCGGGAAAGTCAAGTCTCATCGCCCCGATTATTGGCGCATGGCTGACGACGATCGCAGCGCAGCGGGGCAAGCCCCAAACGGTTTTGTCAACAGCTCATGACCTGTCGCTGGCGTGTCAAATGTTTGAACGGGTCGCCCCAGTGCTGGTTGATGTCTATGGGGCAAAAGCAAAATGGGGTTATGGCCGAATGGAATTGGAAATGCCCGACAAGTCTAAATGGTATGTGCGCGCTGCAACGCCCCGTGCCGGTCACGGTCTCAGCTGTGACCTGATCTGCTCCGACGAAATTATGGGAATCAGTGAGGAAGTTTTGTTCTCAGGTTTGAAACCCACCCAACGCGCAAGGAATGTTCGCACCGCTGGGGGAACCCCGATGCATGCGATGTTCTCCACAGCTGGCACTCAGGCATCCACAGCCATGCTCAAATTGCGGGAGCAGGGACTGCGAGCAATTGACGCAAATGTCCCCACCAGTTACCTGTTCATGGAATGGAGCATCCCGCCAGGGGTTGATGTGTTCGATGAGTCGTATTGGAAATTTGCCAACCCCGCATTGGGGTATTTGGTCGACATCGAGACAATCAGGGACGAGGCCGGCGACGGTGATCTCGCTTCATTTATGCGCGCATCGCTCAACACCTGGGTGAGCACGGAAAACGGATTTCTCGCCCCTGGGGTTTGGGATTCCTGCGCCGGCGATGGGGCACTGCCCACTGGCGGTTTCCTCGCAGTTGACAGCTCACTCGACGGGGCGCGCTATGTCGCCATTCGTGCATCCGCTGACGAATCAGGAATCGTTCATGTGCAAGTTGAATTCGTTGTCGACACACTCGCAGAAATGGTCGCCGGCATTACTCGCACAATGGACGCTGACCCCAAATTGACATTGGCCATCACCCCCAGCCTTGACACTCAGGTTCGGGGATTTGAAAAACGCAGGCAAACCGTTGGGTATGGCGAACTGTTGAAATTCACCGGGCTGGTTCGGTCGCTAATCACTGACGGTCGGTTGATTCATCGCGGTGAAGAAATGCTGAACGATCACATGAACCGCGCGGTCGCAGTAGTTCAGGCTCATTCGTTAGTTCTCAGCAGTAAGCGTTCCCCTGGAAGCATCGAGCTGGCGCGGTGTTGCATTTGGGCAGCTGCACTTGCGTCGCAACCTCGCACACGGGTCAGGGCTGCAGTCGCATTTGCTAGGTAGGGGGTGGATTTCTCTATTTCCGAAAATCTTTTGAAAATTCACACATGACATCCACCCGTGCGTCATACTTTCCTGGTATGGCATTTTTCGGTCGTAGTAAAGCACCCCAGTTTGGCGCAGCATCAGTCAAGGCTGCAGCTGGTGCAGCAGGCATCGGTCAGACGCTCGGGTTCAACTCGGACACATCGCGCGACCGTGCCATGACCTTGCCGGTCATCAGTCGAGCTCGTGACCTGATCGTCAGCCTGGTGTCAAGTTTGCCGATCAACGAATACACCGTTCAGTGGGATGCCACCGAACAGGAATACATCGAAATGCAGTTGCCGGGTGAATCGTGGATGACACGCCCCGACCCGACAGTGACCCGACAGTTTTTGCTCGCGTGGACAACCGATGACCTGATTTTTCACGGCTATTCCGTGTGGTATGTAACCGCTAGGAACTATGAGGGTCGGCCATCGCAATTCATGCGCCTACCACCGACGGGTGTTACTTTCCCCGATCAGCCCGGCACAGTGCTGACAGGAATGCCCCGCGAAATTATCTATCAGGGACAAATTCTGAACCCCGCAAATTGTGTCGTGTTCCTGTCCCCAATTCAAAGCCTGTTGTCAATGGGCTGGCGCGCAATTGAAATCGCCCACCGTTTAGACGATGCAGCAATGCGATTCGCAACAAACGAAATCACAGCTGGCTATCTTCAGCAGACCGACAATTCCGAACCGCTTGACGGTGACGAGCTCGCCGAACTTGCGTCAGCATGGCAGCAGGCTCGCAAAGTGTCGGCAGTCGGCGCACTCAACAGTTCAGTGAAATGGGTTGAATTCCAATCAGACCCGTCGAAGCTGCAACTAGTTGAGGCTCGCCAGCATGCAATGTTGTCACTTGCCGATGTCGCAAACATCCCGCCATTTTTGGTAGGTGCGCCGACAAACAATTCAATGACATACACCAATGCACAGGATTCGCAATGGTTGCTTTACAAGTACGCATGCGCCCCGTACATTTCAGCCATTTCAGAGCGTCTTTCAATGGATGATGTGCTACCGCGCGGGCGATTCTGTCGTTTGGACATTTCCGAATTTGTAGATCAGGCAGAGACTGCCGAACAAATGACCGAATCCCCAATGACCCGACCACAAGAGGAAATGCAATGAACCTTGAAATCTCAGCAAAGCTCCACGCAGTAAATGCTGCAGGTGCAGACGGCCAGCCTGGACGCACAGTCGAGGGTGTCGCAGTTGAATACAACACCGACGCAGTCGTCAGTGACGGAACCCTGGTGCGCTTTTTGCCCGGGTCGCTCCCCGTTGATGGCGCAGCACCAAAATTCATTCGTGACCATGATCTATCGCAGCCATTGGGCATCGTGACCGAACGCGTTGACACATCCGAAGGGATGTTGTTTTCTGCGCGTATCTCCGAAACCCGTGCCGGCGATGAAGCTCTAATCCTTGCTGCCGATGGTGTCCTAGACGCTGTCTCAGTAGGGGTTGAACCAGTTGACTACACATTCGACAAGAAGTCGGGTGCGATGGTCATCAAAAAAGCTCGATGGCGTGAACTGTCATTGCTTGCATTCGGGGCGTTCCCCGGTGCGCGCGTTGCATCAGTTTCAGCTGCCGAACCCGAACCCGAAACCACAGAACCAGTCGAGGAGACAACAGTGGAAATCACAAACACCCCAGCTGAGGCAGCACCAGCTGTCGAAGCGTCCATCCCTACTCAACCAATTTTCGCACAGCCACGACGCGAACAGCGTTTGCCATCGATGAGCGAATACATCGCAAGCTATGTCGCAGGTGGCGAATCATTCGCAAGCATGAACAACGCAATCCGCGCTGCAGCTGGCGATCAAATCGTTTCGAATGTGCCTGGCATCATCCCGACCCCAATTGTGGCTCCCGTTTTCGACGGCCTTGTGGCGTTGCGTCCGATCGTGGAACTTTTTGGTGCTCGTGCAATGCCCCGTGCAGGTGCGACATTCATTCGTCCATACATCGACACTCACCTGTCAGTTGCACAGCAGTCAACACAGCTCACAGCAGTGTCGGCAACGACTCAAGTCATTGAGGACAAGGTCGTCACGAAACTGACTTTCTCGGGGCAGCAGACGCTCTCCGAACAAGTGGTCGATTTCAGCGATCCAAATTCGCTCGACATCGTCATTCAGGATTTCGTCGGCCAGTACGCCGATGCAACCGATAACTATGCAGCAGATCAGTTGCTCGCTGGTGTAACTCAGGCATCCGCAGCGAATGTTGATTTCACCGACCCGGACGCAGTTGTCGCAGCTGTGTACAACGGTGCTCGCACCATCGCAGCGTCGTCCAATGTGTTCCCTGACGCGATTTGCGTGTCAATGGATGTATGGCAGCAGCTCGGCAGTCTCTACGACACAACGGGTCGTCCGCTTTTCAGCACACTGAACCCAACCAATGCCCCAGGCACAATGAACGCTGTCGGCACAGTCGGCAACATTCTCGGTTTGCGTTTGGTCGCGGACAAGAATTTCGCAGCTAAGACCTGCATTCTTGCAGTGGCTAATCCTCGCTCTAAGGCAGGCTTTGAGGTGTATGAAGATCAGCGCGGTTTGGTTTCCGTCGAGGTTCCATCCACACTCGGACGCACCCTTGCGATTCGCGGATACTTTGCGACAACCACCATTGACGCAACAAAGACATTCAAGATCACTCAGGCCTAGTCGGTAGTTAGTTAGAAGGGGGTCTGCACATGGCGACTTATTCAGTCACACATCACCAGCGCATCGGTGGCGTTGCTGTGTTGCAGACCCTCACTGACAACGAAATCGCAGTCGGTCGCAGTATCACGGTCGCAGGCATTGGTGAAGGTTTCAACGGGACGGTGACGGTCATTTCGACCGAACCCTATTTGCTCGTAGACATTGACGAATTTGGTGATCTAGTTTTTGATTATCAAATGCCAATGCCGAACCAGGTTCTATTTGACAGCCCCGGCACAGATCAAGAGCGCATGGAATCAGGCGGGACGATCACCTATTCAGTGGTCTGCACCTGGGTATCCGTGCAGGATTGTCTCGATTGGCTCGGGGTCTCACCCGCCAGTGCCAATGACACAGCATTCGTGACCGATTGTGTTGCAGCGGGAAATGCAGTCGCATTTCGTCGACGCAATGCAGCCGGGTATCAGGATTCATTGACAGTTTCGCCAGGTGCAGATGTGTCCCTCGGGACTGTGATGTATGCAGCTGCGTTGTATCGCGAACGCGGTTCAATGGATTCGTTTCAATCATTCAATGAATTCGGCACTGCTGCGGTCGGTGGCTCGATGGGGCAGATCTTGCGTCTGTGGGGCTGCAACCGTCCCCAAATCGCCTAATGGGATTACTCAACGACGCGACTGGTCTACTGGTGGACATCCTCGAGGATGCGAACCTAGTTGTCACGACCGACAGCAGAAACGCCCGTCCCGGGGTGGTCATAATTGACCCCCCTACGGTTCGGGTCATCAATGTGAACCTGTACGAGCTTCAATACCCTGTGACCGCATTGCTTGCGCCACCAGGGAACAGTGATGCAGTGCAGGCATTGCTAGAAATAGCAGACGACATCATCCTGGCCGTTCCCCAGGTAGACGGCGGGAGACCTGTGTCTTACGCAGTCGGTGGGCAAGAATTGCCCGGGTACGAAATCACCGTTCAAATGACCGTTACAAGGTAGGAAAAAAAATGGCAGTAGCAAATGTAGTGACGGGTAAGTCCATCACTCTCACAGTCAATTCGGTGGCATACACCGATCAGTGCGTCAGCTCAACACTGACCCCATCAGAAAACCCCATCACTGGCGTGACCTTTTCAGGCGCGTATGCAGCAAAGGGAATTCCAACATGGACACTCGAAGCGGAAATCATGGCCGACTGGGGCGCAGCAAGCTCCATTTGTGAAGGCTTATGGACTGCAGCCGAAACCGGCACGAATGTCACTTTCACAATGCTCGCAACCACTGGTGCATCGTTCACCGGTTCAGTCGTGCCAGTGTTCCCATCAGTCGGTGGTTCAGCTGACGCAGCGCAAACCATCACGCTGTCGTTCCCTGTGAACGGAACCATCACCGAGACATTTAGCTAGGTAGGTCGACCGTGATTGAAATGACATACACGGTCGACTGGGGGGAAGGCGAAAAGTCTGCTACCAGTAACGGCTGGACAATTATCCAATGGGAACGGAAAACGAAACAAAAGTTCTCAACGGTTCAGCAAAACGGAATCGGTCTCGAGGACATGTACATCCTTGCGTGGATTGCTCTACGCGATGGCGGTCATGTCGTTCCTGATTTCGATCGTTTTGCTAAGTCAATTATTTCGTTTGGCGGTGACGCTGCCGGCGATCAAAACCCTACGGTCGGGGCAGCTGGGGACGACGCGTAGCTGAGGTGTCGGTCGCAACCGGCATCGCACCTAGTGAGCTCCTATCTGACCCCATCATGTTTTTGACAATCATCGATGTATTAGCGGAACAGGCAAAGAAATGACAACGGTTCAAATGCTTGAGGTTTCAGGCCTCAAAGAAGCACTGAAAACTGTCAACAGCCTGGACAAAAAAATCCGTCGGCAGTTGACAAAAGATTTTGAGAATGCAGCCGACCCAATGTTGCAGGCGATGCGGGCAGCGATTCCCGCTGCGCCCCCGTTGTCGGGTTTCGCTACTAAGTCCCGAACCCAGTGGAAAAAGAACGAAACCAAAAACATCAAACTCAAACTGGACACTCGACGCGCCCGAAACAGAAACCTCGCACAAGGCGCACAGTATGAGTCGCTAGGTGTTGTCAAGATTCGCACGATGTCCCCAGGGCTTGCGATTCTCGACATGGCAGGCAAGCGCGGTTCAAAGTCTGATCGTGGCGCAGCAATGGTTGAAGGTTTGAACAATCGTTTCGGCAATGCGTCCCGCATCATGTGGCCTGCAGCGGAAGCCAAATGGCAAGAGGTGCAAACCAATTTGGAACCTGTCATCAAAAAGGTGGAATCCGAAATGACCCGACTGTTAGGGGAAAAGTAAATGGCAATCATCATTCCCCTGGTGTCGCAATTCGACAACTCAGGCGTAAAAGGCGCAATCAAAGAATTTCAATCGCTTGAGGGTGCTGGCGCGAAAGCAAATTTCGCCATCAAAAAAGCAGCACTACCAGCTGCAGCTGCAATTGGTGCAGTAGGGCTTGCAGCATTCGACGCTGCCAAAGGCGCATTGGAAGATGCAGCAGCGCAGGAAATGCTCGCAAAGGCAATCGGAAAAAACACAAACGCGACTGACAAACAGATCGCAGCCAACGAGGATTGGATTTCGCAACAAGGTAAGTTGCTCGGAATTTCCGACGATGAGTTGAGACCATCGATTCAGCGACTCGTCACGCAGACCGGGTCACTCACTAAAGCTCAAGAGGGTGCAGCCCTGGCAATGGACATTGCTGCAGCCACAGGAAAGCCCCTGTCAACGGTCACTGAAGCAATCGCAAAGGCATACGGTGGCAACACTGCAGCCCTTGCAAAGCTCGACCCCAAACTGAGGGGACTTATCAAAGGTGGCCTAGACGCTGAAGGCGCGATGTCGGTTCTCGCTGACACATTCGGCGGTGCTGCAACCACTAACGCAAACACAGCGCAGGGTCAGTTTCAACGCTTGCAACTCAGCCTGTCGGAAACAAAAGAAACAATCGGTGCAGCACTGTTGCCGATCATCGAAAAGATTTTGCCCGTGCTCACCAGTTTCGGCAATTGGGCATCCGAGAACACTGCAGTATTTCTCACGGTGGCTGGCGTGATTGGTGGAATCGCAGCTGCCATTCTGCTCATCAATGGAGCCATTACCGTTTGGACAGCACTGACAACTGCGTTCACAGCGGTTCAGACAGTGTTCAACGCTGTACTGGCATTGAACCCCGTGACCCTGATTGTCGTTGGTGTCCTCGCACTTATCGCTGCGCTAGTGATTGCGTATAAGCGTTTCGAGGGTTTCCGCAACATCGTCGACACAGTGTTCAAATTCATCACCGGCGCAGTCTCAGGTTCAATTGACCTAATCAAAGGCTATTTCTCAACACTGCTCGGGTTCTACAAAGGCATTTTCAACACCATCGCGTCGCTGTGGAATAACAGCATCGGCAAACTGTCATTCAAAACCCCTAGCTGGGTTCCTGGATTCGGCGGGAAGGGTTTTGATGTCCCGAACATTCCAATGCTCGCTGAGGGTGGCATCGTCACCCGTCCGACCCTCGCAATGATCGGTGAAGGCGGACAGCCTGAAGCAGTCATCCCATTGTCAAAGCTAGGGAACATGGGTGGCGGGAACATGTATGTCACCATTCAGGGGGGCGACCCCAATGCCATCGTGGACGCACTGCGCCGATACCAGCGACAGAATGGTGCAATCCCCATTCGAACGGTTGCCTGATGCCTATCGTCTACACCGTCGACTATTCCACCAATGGAACAACCTGGACAAACCTGCCCAACATCGAATCCATCTCAGCATTCGTCGGCAAATCAGGCCTGACCGACACCTACGAACCATCGCGCGCCACGATCGTGATGCGCTACCCCAACGGATTCACCAGCCCCAACACAGCACTGGTCGTCGGCACATGGATGAGATTTCAACGCACCGGGGGAACCTACGAAATGTGGCGCGGAAAAATCCGCAATGTCACAGTGGAATGGGGCAAACCATTTCGCTCCGGCGTAGGTGCAGCCGACTTCATGACAATCGAATGTGAAGGAATCATGGCCGAATGGGGACGGCAATCAGGCGAAAACACAGCAGTCGCAGCTGGTGATCTACTCACGCAAATGACCACCGTCGCCGGCATTGGTGGGCTTAACTATGGCACGACCTACACCGCAGGAACCGCACCAACGCTTGCAGCATCAACCGTTGACAATTCACTGCTGAACTGGGTGAACACAGCTGCAGCCTCAACTGGCGCAGTGCTCAAAGACGGGTCGGGACTGCTGGGTCTTTACACAAAAGATTTCATCGGCATTCTGCCCGTGTCATTTTCCGATGCGACCAAATCCGCAAGCGTTCAGGATTATGAAGCACTCACATTTGATTCGCTAGCACAGGATTATTTCACCCAGGTGCAGGTCGACATGAACACCGGGTCGGTCGTGCTGCGTGAGGCTGGCACAGCCCCGCACCGAACATTGCGTGTCTCGACTTTTAACTCAAGCACAGGGCAAGCAACCGACCTAGCAGACTGGTTGCTAGGCGTTTATTCACGACCTGGTTTTGGCATTTCTGAGGTGTCTGCTGTGGCATCCTCGCAGTCGACAATGAACCTTGATCTCGGTTATGGCTATTGGGATTTACCCGGCTATCGAACCACCCTGGTATTTCGCGGGTACACCTACACGCTTACAATTTTGGGTGTCGCATTCACAGCTGACGCAAACGACAGTCGATTCACCTATTCGGTTATTGACGCAGATCTCACCCCATATTTCTATTTGGATTCAAATCTGTATGGAATCCTGGACACAAACAAACTCAACTGGTAAGGAACACACATGACATTTCCAACATTTACAGTCGGCGAGACATTACGCGCTGCCGACATGAACGCAGTAGGCATGTGGAAGGTTGGCACTTTCACTGCTAACGGTTCGAGCAGGTCGCTTGATTGCGACAATGTGTTCACTGACGATTATCAGCGATACAGGGTTGTGGGTCAGTTTCGTTCAACAATTCAAACAAACTCGTTATTTTTTCAACTCCGAAACAGTGCTGGCACAGCACTAAATACAGGTTATTACGGCACTACATACGGACAGGATTACGCAGGTGGCGGAACAGGTTTTTCGGCTAATAGCGCAAACACCGTTGCCTATGTTGGATGGATACCCAACAGCGCATCGTCACCGTTTTATTATTTAACATTTGCGTTTGACTTGTTTAACACTCGTTCATCCGTAGATGTCACATCATGGAATGGTCAGCACACTGGATTGTCAAGTGGTTCTGCGTTTTTGGCTGGGTCTTTTTATGGGACAAGAACGGCTGGTGAAGTAAATCGCGGTTTAGTTTTTGACAATGGCGGAGCAGGAAACATCACTGGGAATGTTCGTATTTATGGGTACAGGGATTAATCAATGAATCATTACATCTATGACGAAATAACGGAAAAAATGCGACCGATGACTGAGGCAGAGTATGCAGAATTTCAAAAAAATCTTAATGATTTTTTGTCTGCCAGTGACGCTGAGTAGCTGTGGCTGGGATGGCAATTTCCGCTATCCCTGTCAAGACCCCGCCAATTGGGAAACGGCCGAATGTGTCCCACCAATTTGTGAAGCATCCGAAACCTGCACGAAAGATTTGATCGATGCCCCCATCAGTACGACAACACCCTGAACGACGACACACACCTGAAGAAATACACGCCCGATTGATTTTGTTCATTGGCGTGACAATGTCAGTTGTGTTTGCCCTGTCGGTTGGCGTGATGTTGTACGCGCTCGTATTCGTGACCCAACCTGTAAAAACTCAGGCTCCAAATGACGCAGCGTTCATTGACCAAATCTCAGTGCTAACAACATTTCTTACTGGTGCGCTAGGGGGGGTATTGGCCTCAAATGGTCTCAAATCAAAACCAAAAGACAAGGAACAGACAGCATGAAAAAACTGATCGCACTTATCAAAACCCTGATTCGCTACGAAAAAAAAGCAGAGGAAATCACGGGTCTCGACATTGACAAGCTGGTCGCTGACCGCATCAAAAAGGAATTGGACGATGGCAGCAAAAAAGACAACTAACCGCCCGTATCCG